AACAAGAAAAAGCAGCAAGGTAATAATGGCACACGGTTATCTTACACCAGAAGCAGTATCAGGCGAAAGTCCCATCTCAAAGTATTTTGAGAGAAAGGTTAATGAGCTTATTGGAAAAGGTGTAAAAAAGATAGAAAATATTGCTGAAGATAAATTTAATAAATTTAAAGATCTTTTTAAGAAAACGAAAGATACTACTTATAGATCTGGTAGAGGTAGAGTAGAAGTTGCTGGTAGATATGGTATTGGTGAAAACACCGCTAAGGGTGGTGGAATATTAGGTGGGGGATCTAAAACAAAGGGATTACTTCCTGGCAAAGCAGGTATTGTCAATACTCAGACAAAAGTAGATCTTTTTGGCAAAAATGCCACTGATATTAATAGAAAAGAAGGATTATACTTAGGAACCGCAGATCCTGATGTAGCAGGAGGTCCAAAAACCAGAAAAGGCAATTATGTTAATATGCCAGGTATTTCATCTGGTGAAGGAATTGTAAATAAAACCGATAAAGTCTTTAATGATGGTGCATTTAATTATGATGCCATTAACAGTGGAATTAAATCGGGTGATCTTACTGGAAAACAGATAAGAGAGATGAAGAGAACTGCTGAAGCACAATCAGCATCTTCATCTACTCCTTCAATTTCGCCAGATAGTGGTATTGATATTGTCGCTGCTGTTAATAAGAATACCGCAGCAATTGTTGCTTTATCTAATCTAACAGAAGAGCAGACAAAATCGCAACAATCGATGCACAATGAGCAACAAGCTCAATCAGATAAACTTGCTTCTAGAGCACTTGCTAGAGGTGAAGAAAAAGCATTAGAAAAAGGTAGTGATCGTTCTGGGTTTACTACACCAGAAAAATTCAAAAAATTACTACCTGGTGGCGGTGGATCTGGTGGAGGCGGTGGTGCTGGCGGCGGTCCTGGACTTGGTATTGGTGGTAAAGTTGGTGCTAAAAAGGTAGTACAAGCAGTTGGTAAACGTGGTGCAGCACGAGTAGGAACACGATTAGCAGCAAAATATGGTGGTAAAGCAGCAGCAAAAGCAGCAGGTAAATATGGCGGCAAAGCAGCTGCTAAACTTGGTGTTAAGGGTGCTGCGAAGATAGGAGCGGGTGCTGTTGCTAAATCAGTTGGCAAAAAGATACCTTTAGTTGGTTTGGGTCTTGGTGCTGTCTTTGCAGCACAGAGAGCATTACAGGGTGATTTTGTGGGTGCTGGTCTTGAGTTAGCATCTGGTGCAGCATCAACAGTTCCTGGTGTTGGCACAGTTGGATCAGTTGGTATTGATGCTGCTCTTGCTGCTAGAGATATGGGAATGACGCCATTCGCTAAGGGTGGTATCATTACACAACCGACTAATGCCCTTATGGGTGAGGCGGGTAAAGAAGGTGTTTTCCCACTAGAAGGATCTAAAGGTAGAAAAACATTCCAGATGTTTGGTGAGGGCATTATTAACGCACAAAAAGATGCGAAAGATGAGTTTGCTAAACTTCAAGCTTCTGGACTTAAATTCTATTTTCAAAATCAGGATGGATTTAAGTTTTTTGGTAATATACTTAAAACTCTCTTTGCTCCTTTATTACTACCACTTAAAGCATTAGGTGCTTTAAAAGATCTTGGTAGTGGACTCGGTGATAAATTAAGAGATTTCTTTAATGGCGGTGGCGGTGGTGATAAAGGTATAACTGACCCAACTATTTCTGGTGATGAAGAAGAATACTTAATGCGTCTAATGATTGCTGAGGCAGGCGGTGAGGGTGAACTTGGAATGGCAGCAGTTGCAAGATCTGTTATGAATAGAGCAGGTCTTATTCAAAGTGGGGAAGTTGGTGCTGGCACATTCATGTCAAAAAGCGGTAGTATTACCGATGTTATTGAAGGAAAGAATCAGTATCAACCATTTGCAGAAGGAAAATTAAAGAAAGCATTAACAGAAGAAGAAAGAAAAAGAGCAAAGAAAGCTCTAGATATGGCACGCAATCAGGCATCATTGCGCGGCAATCTAGAAGCATCTGGTATGGGTGCTGCTAGTATTAATAAAATTATGGCATCTACTGGATTTAGAACTCATGCTGCAGAGTATGATGCATCACAAGAAGTGAATGTTACTGAACTTGGTGGACATCGTTTCAATACTGCTGGTAATGCTAAAATGCTCACCCCTGGCGCTAAGATTAGTGCAGGAATTAGCAGTAAAGAAGGAACTGGAATGTCAACATTTGGTGAAACCGATGGTGGATCTGGAAGGTTAAAAAATAAAGAAGGATATGTTCACGGACACTTCCAAAGTACTACTGGAACTAAACGAGATGTTGTTAACGACACATCGGCAGTTGTGCGTAGTATGTTAAATTCTGGTTTAACTGATATTTCTATATCGGATGGAACCACTTTTCTGCCAAGTATGTCTGATGGCGAGATTAAGGGTGTGATAGAAAGAGGATTAGCACAACATTCGCATAGTGGTGATGGAAGATCTGTTGATATCTTTGTTCCAAAAGGAACTCCTGTTCCTTTTCCACTAATGGATGTAAGCAATTCTGGCAATGGTGCGGGTAGGACTGGTATTCTTCCTGGATCTGGAAATACCTGGGTGGGACATTTAACTCCTGGTTCTCAGTCTGGATCTAGACCTTCTTCTGGTATTGCTGCAGAACCAGATACATCTCCAGCAAAAATGCTTGCGTCTGCTGGAATGCCTGCATTAGCAGCATCATCCGCATCTCCAAATACTGGAACACCTATCATGGCGACTTCAGCACAAGTAGCATCTGCTTCTGGTGTTGGTGCAGCACCTACTATTATTAATAATTACTATGGTTCTGGTGGCGGTAAGCAAAGTAGTGGAGTTAATCCAAATGGGGTATCTGCTGGCATTGATATGAATGCTGCAGGTCTTGGTGCGTTCCAAGAATTAAAACTTAGATCATTAGCATAATGGCACAATCACAACAGTTTCAAAATATCACAGATTTCTCTTTAAAAAGTGTTGTTATAGCAGCACTTGGAGAAACAGAAGGGTATGAAATCAAGCAAATGGTAAATACATTTTCGTATGTTGAGAATGTTACTAGTCCATTTGTTGCAGGAACTATGAGTGTTGCTGATAGTGCTGGACTGTTAGCAAATCTTCCTATTCAAGGTGGTGAGACTGTTAAGATAGTTGTGGACACTTCTTCTGCAGATGAACCACAAGAATATGTAATGCAGGTATGGAAAGTAGGTAATAGATATGCTAAAAATCAAACACAGGCATTTACGTTAGGTCTTGTATCTGTTGAAGCACTTAATAATGAATGTGTGAGATTAATGAAAAGATTGGAAGGAAAACCAGAAGAGATTATTGCTAAAATTTTACAGGAAAATTTAAACACAGACAAATCATTTGTAGTAAATTTAAATGGTATGACATCACCAACTCAATTTGCTGTAAAAATGCTTCCTACAAATAGGAGACCATTTGATATTATCTCATCATTATGTGTAAAGAGTGTAAAAATTGATAGTGGTGGATCTGCAGGAAAAAACTCAAAATCTGATGGAGATAGAGGTAAAATTAGTGGATCTGCTGGGTATTTCTTCTGGGAAAATAAGAGAGGATATAATTTCTTTGCTGTTGATGATCTACTAGATGCGAATGACGAGAACACATGGGGTCCATACATTGAAAAACCAGCTAATCAATCAGATGGTGCAGATGATAGACTTACAATTTCTCAAGCAGTATTTCAGTCTGAAGTTGATGTTATGTCTGCTATGAGGAAAGGAAAGTATTCTAGTCTTATTGTTTTCTTTAATCATTCTACAGGTCAGTATCATGAATATGATTATAGTTTGGAAGATGCATATGATAGCATGAAGCATCTTGGAGCACAAAATAAACCATCTTTAATTAAATTTGGAGATAAGTCTATTTCTGATTATCCAACTAGAATTGTATCTACAATCTTAGATCACGAGTCCTGGTACAATGAACCCGGAATTGCATCTTATGAAGAAGAAGATGAATCAGAAGAACCAAGTGAATTTTGCGATTTTCATAAACATTTTGCAGCACAGTCTTTAATGCGATATGAATTACTAAAGCATCAAATGGCAACAGTTGTGATTCCTGGCAACTCAGAGATCTGTGCAGGTGATAAGATCAACATAAAACTTGTAAATAAAGCTCCTGGTGTTAGAATACAGGATGAACCATACGATCAAGAAAGCAGTGGCATTTACCTCATTGAGGAAGTGACACATACTTATGATAGTACGAAATCGACAAATGGAAAATTTACAACAACCATAAGATTGATGCGAGATTCGTATGGGGATATTGAATCAAACCACGGCACTAAATAAAAACGTAGAAGCAATTACTTATGGAAAATATCGAATCACATATTGCTAAGGACAAAGAGATCCTTGACAATCCTATGACTTCTCCCAACCAACGTCGTCATATCGAAGGTGAACTTCATGACTTGGAAGAATATGTAGAACATCACAAAGAAGAAATTGAAGCAGGAGATCATCACGATCCAACTGCACTCGAACTTTATTGCGATCAAAATCCATCAGAATTAGAATGTTTAATTTACGATGATTAATTAATATGGATCAATTAGTATCACAGTTGATTCCTACTCAGCGCATCGGAAACGATGGGTTCAATTGGTGGGTGGGTCAAATTGAAGGAACTGCCACTGACGAAAAGAATAACAAAGGTGGTTATCGTTTCAAAGTTCGTATTGTAGGAGATCATCCTGGTGAAAAGGAACTCCTTGATACGGCAGATTTGCCATGGGCAACTGTGATGATGCCTGTTACAGTTCCATTCATTCCTGGTAATGGTGGTGGAGCACACCCACAACTAGAGACTGGTTGTTGGGTTGTCG